AACGGATGCTGCGCGTATGGAAAATCTCGGCACGCGGACAGCCAACGAAAAACCAAATCAGTATAACTCTGCCGCGCAGCTTCGACTTCATCTTCGAATGCGCGCAGTGAGGTTTTGTGAAACGGACAGTTACACAAGCCCTCCGGGTGGCCGGTCACTTCGCACTTCATCTCGCGCCGCACTCCCTGATATACTCGCGCGTTTCCTCCACGGACATCTCGCGAAGATTGATCGACGATGGCAACTCAATCACAGGCTTGCCCTTGTCACGAAAAAATCCAATCTCCGCGAACACGCCAGCCGGGACTGACCCACCGGGCAGCGCCCGAAATGCGATTGCGTCACACGTGTCGGCAAACTGCCGGAAGTATTCCATGCCCAGCACCTTGTAACCGTTGGCGCTCTCCGGGCAATTCGGATTGACCACTTCGAAGCCCAACTGTTGCAACGTTTCGATATCACGCTGCTCCTGCGGCGTGTCATAGATAGCGATGCAGTGCGCGTAATAAATTCTCATATCACGTCCACTGAAATGTTTTTGTTCACGGCGTAGAGCACCTGATCTTCGGTGATGCAATCACCCACGCGCGAAAACACAGGGCCGTTATCCCAGCCGGTAGGAACCTGAAAACCGCATTCGATGCGCGTGATCTTGTAGACGTGTTTGTCTTTCAGAGGGATCGAATCAGTTTTGTGCCGATGATAGTAACCCAAATAATTGAGATGGACAATCATATGTCGCGAGGGATGTAAATGTCTTTGAAGACGACCACGGTTTTGATGAGAGTGGCCTGCACTTCTTTCGGGAACGGCGCGAGCGCGTTCAGAATTTGATTGATCGCCCCTTGCTCCTTATCGAAGTCCCGAGGCGGCGGCGCTGGCGGTTCTGTCTTCACCTTGCGGCGCATCGGCGCGTTGGCTTGGTCGTAGGTTTCACTCATATCGGGAATAGTTGTCGGTCGATACTGTTGATCAGCTTTTGGGTCACTTCGATGTGTTCGACAATCGCGGTCTCATAGGCACCCAGCGATTTTTCTACACATTGCAGCTTGGCGCTATCGAGAGCGCCTTTGAAGTCGCCCCACGCGGTCAATAGCTCAGCGCGAGACACCCTACCGCGCGGCTTGCGCTTGTTGACTGGGTCAATGGCTCCTTTACCAATCAGCACGTTTTCGACGTAAACCAATTGGTCACGCACTGCCACGTTGTTGAGCAGTTCATAGCGCGCGGCTTCGATGCCGCAATGCAGATCGGTTTCGATGATCTCGCGGTCGGGCTTCCGGCGATACGGCCAGAAGTAAAGCGTCGCACAGTCGGCCATGCGGATGCACTTCTGTGGCGAGCCGTTCGCGATGTTCACTTGACGGTCTCCGAGGTAAATCCTCACGGTAAACAATCCGCGAAAGTATGTGTATACATTGCGGATTGCCTCTTTCGATTGTAACAAGAGTTGTATTCGTTCTTCGGTGCTGCCCGTGGTCTGAAACTCTACCTTGTCCAGATTCAGGGTCGTAATCTTATAGTCAACCATACGCTAACAAGGTGCTGATCTATCTCGCTTTCGTCCACATTTATTTCACTGCGCTAACTTAGCGCCACGTGTCGAGATTGCACCCAGCTTTATTTTACCCAAGCGTGTGCCGATGGCTGGACGAACGGACGTAGAGGCAGAAGGTCAATGTTTATGGGCCTGATCGCCGGATCGCCCGATTAAAGATCGATACTTGCCCCTACCATGCCATACAACTTTCAACTCATAGGAACCAGTTTACAATAAACAACTTATTATTAATTGGTATATGATAGTATTATTTATTTTTGGGCGCGTAGTATGGTATAGATTATTATTTGTTTATTGGAAAGTGGTCCATAAGAGTTGAAAGTGATAGGGCATGGTAGGGGCAAGTATTTATGAGTTGGCCGGGCTGTGACCGCATGGCACTCTTTTCGTGATGGCGAAGCCCGCGAAGAAACAGGACGACAATCGATTGTTTGCGAATAGCTCCGAAGCGATTCGTAAGTTGAATGCTCAGGCCCGCAAGGGTCTGCGTGAGGATGAGCGCCGCAAGTGGAAAGAACAGAATGCCCGTAATAACGATCCAGCAAATTGAGCAGGAGCTTGTCCTGCTTGATCGAGAGAATGCGTTCCTATTGTTCGCAGCGTTCTGCGGTGATGTGGAGCAGACCGCGCACGCTTTGAATTTATCACCGGCCACGATTCTGAAGGTGGCCGAGGACGATGGATGGCTGACGAAACTGCGTAGCATCATCGAACTGAAGAAATCGAAACGCCCCGGTGATGTGGAGCGCGCGCTCAATCGGGCAATGAACTTTGTTCAAGCTCATCGCATGCGTCTTGTATGTGAGCGAATGATCAAGAAACTTTCTAACCTCACTGACGAACAACTCGAAGAATATTTGATGACCGGGCATTTGAAGGACGGCACCGCAGTGAGTAAGCTTAGCACGCGCGCACTCGCAGACCTTGCCAGCGCCATCGAGAAGGCTCAGGCGCTTTCATATCTCGCGCTCAATGATACCGCGCAAGAACGAATCAAACGCGACGAGCACGCGGACCCGCACAGTTCCGGTGGTGAATTGCACGCGCAGATCGCGAAGGCAATGTCAGAGGCGGGCTCATCGTTGCATCCTCGTGCGCAACTACTTGACGCGCAACTCGCACAGGCGCAAGAGGCGCACGCGAAGAAGTTGGTGCAGGATGTTCGGAATAGCGATGATCACTAACGAGTGCCTGATTCATAAAGTTTACTGTCTCGTTGATTCCGCTTCGCCTGAAGATTATCGTTATATCGGATCGACGAAGATGTCATTGAGTAAGCGATTGAGTTTGCATTGGCACTCTCGCCAAAATGAAAAGCTTACGCAGTGGATTGGGCAGGTGCGAAAAGCGGGTCGGCACGTTTTAATCCTTGAGCTTAAAGGAGGGATGACGTTGCAAGAAGCTCTTGATCTTGAAACGCGTTTGATTCGAACGCTGTCCCGGCTTTGTTCTTTGTTCAATCGAAGAATGTTAGGCTCGTCTAACATTGTTAGTTGATACTAATCTTCTTAGTATCCCCAAAGACTGTTTGATTAAGCGAAACTCTCCCGAGACGTGCCGAATAGTTGACTAGATGGTCAACTACTGTCCAGAGTTTACTGTCTCGGGCGCAGGAATCGTGCCATTTGTCAAACTAACTGTAAATCCCCTGACAACGGGCGATCTGGCGAGCCGACAGGGACTTAGCAAGTATCGTGCCAGAGGGTCGGACCGCCAGCTTTTACGATAACGGCTTGGGGGTTTGGTCGACGCGCGCGCTCCGCTTAGTGACATCTTCGAGAAATAAAAAATTGACATCGAGGCTTCCCCGTTGGCACTGTTTCCGCGTGCAACAAACAATGTATGAATTCGCAGAACAGGCTCGTTTAGACGAGATCACTTTTGATAAAGAAACTCGGTTGGCGTTGGACAAGCTGATTGTTGCGCTTCGGGCGCGCGGGTATAGGTCGCCAGAGCGCACCCTTGCTTTTCGCGCGATGCAACAGGCGCGGCATTGGCTGGGCGAAGACCTTGCCATCCTCGGCGCGCAACATCCCTACCCGAACGGCAATAATCCGGCCAACACGATTGTGGACCCTCCCGCCGACACGGCGAACAGGCGAGCCGACGTTTTGGCGCAACTCCAGAAAGATTTGGACGCGCAGATCAAGAACAAGCCGTTGCAACTCGCAGCCGATGGGAAAGTCACCGGCATCGGCAGCACCAACGACGACATTCGTCCTCAAGGGACTAATCGTCACGTTCATGATCTTCCGAGTCCGAGATGCTGAAAGCCGCGTTCTAAGTCGGCGTAGTTTACGTCACAAAGTTATGACACGAGACAAAGTTTACACGGAGATCGACCGAGAGCGGGCTTATCAGAAGTCTCTACCGCACACTGACGGCACTGAGACTTGCTCTAAGTCGGTGGGCGACTACATAAACCTGCTCGGCTATTACGCGGAGAAGGCGCGCAGCGCATGGGTCGAGAACATGGAGAACGAGCCCGTGTGCCATATGATCCGAAAACTTGCCGCTTGCGCTGTTGCCTGTTTGGAGGCACACGAGTGCCCTCCCCGTATGGTTCGGGGCTGGATTTTTCCTCTGCCCAATGACGAGCAGACGAACCGGCGATCAGACATTACGACGATCACGCTGGAGTCGATGAGCAAGGCCGGAGGGCATGAGTTGTTTCGGTGGCGTGCCGAGTTGTCGTGTGGTGCGCGGTATTTCAGCCCTCAGTTTCTTTTGCAGCATGACGCGCTTCAATGGCGGATTGAACATCCTGACATTGAGAAGGATTGGCGACTTGCTGCTTTCGTCAAAGTCAATGAGGGGATGCGTGACGAAGCTGAAGCCTTGGCAAGCACGGGTAGTCCAAAGCCGGGCTGGATGGAAGCAGAGCCCCCTTCGCAGGACGCCAAATCGCCCGACTGTCAGGCCACGTCATGATTGTGATTCTGCTCATGGCCGCGCTGTGGGTGCTGTGCATCCTTGCGGCTAACCACTGTTTAAACGACAAGGACGATGAATGAAGACTCTCACCCAAGCCTACGCCCAATGGAAACGAAAAGTTCTGCTGCCCAATGACGAGCGCCAGTTGAAGGTGCTCGAAGCGTGGGAAGCCTTCTTGGCTGAAACGGAGCCCGGAAAGCTCGGGACGGAAATGATCGACGCGTTCGAAACGTTGTGGGAAGCGACGCTCGAATGAGAATCGGCGGCACTGTCATTGAAGTTGAGCTTATCCGCACGCGATATGGTTATCTCGGCGCGACTATCGGGTGGCCTATACCGACGCTTTTCCCCGGCGCGCGGCCCGGCTTGCCAGTTTCATTCATCACCTACTTGCATGTGTGCTTCCTCTTGTTCGAGTTTCGCGTGATGATCGGCTTCCGGGTGCCGAAGGAAGTGGAACGTGGCCTGTAATCCTGATTGCCAGCGCGAGTGCTGCAACGGTTCGGCCCGTGTTTGCGGCTGCGAGGTTTACGAAATCTGCACGGTTTGCGACCCGGAGCGTTACAAGTATCAGGTCGCGATGCGTGGCCTTGAAGGAGTCCAAAGCCTTATGGGAGATCAGCACAAAGTTTCGGTCGGCCCGGTCAAGACTCATCTGCTGCGGCCTGAGCATCATCGGTTTACGTGGTGCGGCATCGACAGCGTTTTATTTGACGAGTGCGTGACGCGGAACCCTGAGATCGTCACGTGCAAACACTGCAAGCGCCGTCACGCGCCGTGGTATTGGAAGCTCACCTATATTTTTCGTCTGCTGGCCGTGCCGCTGGCCGTGCTCGGTTTGGTGGGCGCTTACTGCACCGAAATCTCGGAGTGGGTCGCCCGGCACACGTGGGCTCCCTTGCGGAAGCGGAAATCTCCGCATGATCCGGGCTCCGTCCGTCGAAGGTTTTTTCAAAATTTCCTTTGACACCAATTGGTGTCAACGGCACTATACTCTTGGAAGCGGGATACGCTGAGTGATCTGTCGAACCTGAGAAAAGCGAACGCCCGCATGAGATTGATCGGCTCCCCGATGTTACTCGTTAAAAGTTGGGTGGGAGCAAACGGCGGGCGACAAACCTCGCCGTAAGAATTTCGACGCGGTTGGACACTCGAAAGAGTGAGGTAAGCGTCGTTTGGTGCAATTTGGAGTCCAACGAAAGTTGGAGGGATCAAAAGATTCCTTGCACCAATAATTTGATGGGTGGTGTGCTGATATGGCCCTAATGTCGGCTTGAGTGCCGAGTAGTCGAAAGAGCCACCCGCCGTTGTTGGACCTGTAGTTTAGTGAATTGAAAACAGGGGTCGGTGTTGCCGCAAGGCCCGACGCCGGAGAGGGGTGAAAATACCCTTGGGTCCGCCTTGATCTTTGAAACGTGCGATAGTGATAAAAACCGGGCTTGTTCAATTGCATAACCGGTAACATGCCGAGGCATCGGAGATACCGGGTGATCCGGTTCGCGCGACCTTTTATGGCGGGGTGGAGCAGTCTGGTAGCTCGTCAGGCTCATAACCTGAAGGTCGGAGGTTCAAATCCTTTTCCCGCTCCCAATTTGTTTGAGTGACCGCACCAGTTCGGTAATATTCCGACAGAGATTCTAAATATCTCCCCAAAGTCATGAGACATGGCGTTGGCTAACGTGGCCGAGAGAAAGAATGGTAGCATTAACACGGGATCACTCAGTCTCGCGGTGAGTGAGATTAAGAGGGCACGCTGGAGATCGACTTCCGGCTTCGTGCTGAAACGTGGGTAGTCGCCCGGCTCTTGACAAACGCACGAGGTAGCAACTCGTGCGATTATTTTTTACATGCGGCTTGAAAAAACTATCAGAGGCAAGCGTGGTGGCAAAGGGGCAACGATCATGTCGTTGCTCGACGCGAACCCGGACGCGTGGAACGAGTATCTCACGCACCGCAGGATCAACGCGAGCGTTGCAATCCGGCGCATCGAACAACTCCGGGCCTCAAAAACTGCTCTCGTTGGTGGGCGCAAAGCTGAACTGTGACCGGTGCCTCAATCGCATTTACGCTCCAAATTACTACACTCTTAGGGGTCCATACCTTTCAATTGCTCGGCCCGGCGAGCACCGCATTTGCTCTGCTTGCATGCTTAGTGATCCTCTCTTTTCCGGTTGACGACGACTTCCGATATTAGCACTTTTACCTTGTTATGGTAATCGTTGCATTCGTTGCTGGTGTTGTCGTTGGAACCGTGGTCTCCTACCTGTTCTTCCGCGCCAACAAGAACAAGAAAGCCGCTGTTGATGCGTTCGTCGATAAGACGCGCGCCCGGCTGTAAACCTCACTGGGGGTTGCCTTCACGGGCAGCCCCCTTTTGTTATGAAGCTGCAAGAATTGATTTGTGATAGGCAGGGACGTTTCAGTCCGATTCTCGTGCATTTCCATCTTTGGACCGCCGCCGTGTTGACCATGTGGATCATCGCGTGCGTTAAAGCGGGCACGCTAGTCGGGATCGACGCGTCTCTGATCGCGGTGCTGGGGCTTAACGGGGGGACCATTCTTGGTTTTCGTGTGGCCGAAAGGAATGAAAAGGTATGAGTCGTTTAAACACCTTTCGGTATTACGTCGTCGGCGCGGTCCTGTTGTTCTGCGTCGCGTTTCTCGTGGGCAGTCATTTGCCGATTCTCGAAAAGAAGCACCGGGATTATGGCAAGGAACAACTCGCGACGGTGATCCTCCGGGACGCCGAAGGAACGGGCTCCGGTGCCGTGGTGCGACGCACGAATTCGCAAGGCAACACACGGCTGTTTATCTGGACGGCGGCGCATGTCGTTTCCGCCAGCGATGAAGTGGTCGTCGAAACCAAAGTGCGAAACGAGTATCGCAAAGTCGGCACAGTGTCATTCAAGGCTCGCGTGATCATGCGCGCGCCCGCCGAGGACATCGCGCTGTTGTGGCTCGACGCTCCTGAAGGATTTTTCAACTACGTGCAGTTCGACGACGTTGGGCAGCGCGACATCGGTGCGGAGGTTTTCCATGTCGGGAATTTTCTCGGGTCGATGGACGACTCAGTGTCGTGGGGTCGCGTTTCGCAACAGGGGGTTGACGGCGGTAACATCTGGAGATCAATCGATCAGGCCGACATGGTGATTCTGCCGGGCAGTTCCGGGGGTCCATTGTTTTCGCATGACTCTCGCAGAATCCTTGGCATCGTCGTGGGCTGGCCGCGTCAGCCGGGCGTGTGTTTTTACGTGCCGCTCAGAACCATTCGGGGAGTGGCGTTCCGGGATAGCGTTTATTGGGCCGTTTACGGGGATTTCAGCCCCGAGGATTCGGCACTTGACAAACTCGTGGAAAAGAGTAAGCTTCCAAAGAATGAATCCGTGCCTGCGACCAAGCCAGAGCCGCCCGAGAGCAAGAAATCGGTGGAGCCTAAGAAGTCTCTGCGCCGGTTTACTTTCAAGGGTTGGTGAATATTTGGGCTTGACTTGGGTGCGGCCTTCTGGTATACTTATCCCTGTAAATGAGCACCCTAGTAACGATGGTCCAGCCGTCTCAGAACGGCTTTGCGGTTGCGGTCTATGTGGACCGCAACGAACGAAAAGTGGTCGGGCACAAAATCACGCCCACGCGTCACTCCCGCCGATGGTGGGAAGCGCGCGGGTTTCTTTGGAAGCGCCCGCCTCATTACTGGAACTGACATGAAAGCCTATCGATACATCCGCGTGTCAGGCCGGGGCCAACTAAACGGCGACGGCCCGGACCGCCAGCGTGACGCATGCGACAAGTTTTTCGCGCAACACGGTCTGGAATTCGCGGGCGAGTTTTTCGAGAAGGCAGTGTCAGGAAAACGGGAGGGCATGGATCGCCCTTCGTTCCGTGAGTTTATCGAGACTCACGACGCGCATGTCTCGCAAGGTTTGACACCAATTGGTGTCATTGTGGTTGAGCGGATGGACCGGCTCGCGCGCGATCTCATGGTTAGCGAGATGCTTTTGAAGGAGTGCCGGGTTCGGGGGATCAAAGTTTACGCGTGCGATCATGAGGCGCTGATCGACGTTGCCTCGGACGCCGGAGACCCAACCCGAAAACTGATCCGGCAATTCATGGCCGCGCTCGCCGAGTGGCAGAAAAGCGAACTGGTGTTGAAGCTGGCCAAGGCTCGCGACCGGATTCGAAAAACGACGGGCCGGTGCGAGGGTCCGCTGCCGTATGGGGCCACAAATGGTCAGCGTCAAGTGGTCAACCAGCTTATCGCCTTGCGCGATTCTTCGATGACGTTTCAAGCCGTCGCCAATTTTCTTAACGAGTCCGCGCTGCCTTCCCCTACTGGGAAGCCGTGGGATCGTAAAACGGTTCACTACCAGTATTCTAAACACACAATGAAAGGACAAACATGCGCGGAGCATACACCCAATACGTAAAATCCAAAGGCGTCCGGCCCGAGGATGTTGTGGAGCAAGCAAAAGCTCGTCACAAGGAACAATGTGAGTTGCGGCTGGCCCGTATTATGAACGGGAAAGAGCCGGGCTACAAGAACGGCCATGGCGGAAAAAAGGGTTGACAAATTTGCCCAAGCATGACACTGTTTGGGCGAACATGATAATGGCATTAATCTTAAATCGCCACGGAAAGGAGTCGCCTATGAAGTAATCGACACACTTTTGACGTATCAAATTGTTTTGCGGGCCGGGGATAACAAAAACCCCGGCCCGTTTGATTTTTGTGGACGGCACGGGATTTGCTTAGCACTATTTCCTTGTAACTTAAATGCGGGACGCCGCCGAGCGGCTTGACCGCTCTCTTTTGTTGACGCCGGGGCGGCGTTTGTTATGAACGTGACTAGCCCCGGCACCGTTTTGAGATATGATCGTCTACACCTACTACAATTCGGACGCGGACGCGCCGAAGGAACAAGCAAGATTCATTCGGCTCTGGTCTGAGAGTTGGCGCAAGTGGGGGTGGACTCCGCTGCTGCTCACAGATCGCATGGCGGATGAACATTTGGCCAGTCGGCGCAAGTTTACCCGTCTCACGAAGTCCTTGTTCGCCGTGAAGCATTACAACAAGCCGGGCGTGCTCGTCTCGGCCAACGTGATCAATTTTGGTCTGGAGCCGAAGCGGCTGGCCGCTGGCGGCGTGATGTTTTATCCGGGCTGCGTGGCGATCAGTCGAGACACGCTCCGGCAGATTGGCAAAAAGCGAGCCGTCATGACGAAGCTTGACTACCGGTTCGATATCTGCACCGATTTTCACACCCCTCCGTCGAGTCTCCCGTTGCTGCGGTTTGCGGACTGGGACGCTGACGACGTAATGGAAGCTATCCGCCGACGTGCTGACTGACTATTTTCAAAAAGAAGTTGCTGCGCGTGTCGCGGCGATGGTCCACAAGGAGCAACTGAGGGAAGCCGCTCAGTTCGTTGTCGAGGTCTGCAAACTCCCGGTCAAAATCACGAACGACGACCCGCGTCACGTGATGCCGGTGCTCCAGAATTATCTCCACTATCTGCTCAACTCTGGCGGCATGGAGGAAGCCGCGCAGATTCTTTGGACCCCGACGCAGTTCTCCCCGGAGCCGCAGTCGGTCAAAGACATCTGGAGACTGTTTGATGAGGCGAGCAACGGGCTGATCATGGGCGCAGCGTCCATGTCGAAGTCTTACTCCTTCGGCGTGCGGCTGATGCTCGAATGGATTCGCGACCCGAACTGGACCGCTGTGCGCGTCGTCGGCCCGAGCGAGTCCCACTTGGAACAGAATCTTTTTTCGCATCTGGTCGGGCTGCATCGCGACGCGAAGCTTCCGATGCCCGGCGAAGTCGGCGATCTCTACATTGGCATGGACCGGCGCAATCAGGTGTCCGCGATTCGTGGCGTTGTCATTCCCATTGGCTCGAATAAAAAGTCCGGTCGTTTGCAAGGAACGAAGCGCAAGCCGCGTCCGAAGCCGCATCCGATCTTTGGTCCACTGTCGCGCCTTTTCATTTTCATCGACGAGTTAGAGAACGTGCCGCAGGGTTTGTGGAAGGACATCGACAACATCCTGTCGCAAGTCGAAGACGAGGGCGCGGGCAAACAGACGTTTAAACTGTTCGGCGCTTACAATCCCACGGACCAGAGCAACGAGTTGGGCAAGCGTGCTGAGCCACAGTTCGGATGGGAAAACTTCGACGTGGATCAGCACTTCCGATGGAAGTCGATTCGTGGCTGGGAAGTGTTGCGTCTCGACGGCGAGAAGTGTGAGAACGTGGTGCAGGGCAAGACGGTGTATCCCGGCTTGCAGACTCGGGCGGGGCTCCAGAAGATTGCCGAGAACGGTGGCGGTCGGCAGTCGGCGGGGTATTTCACGCAGGGGCGCGGCGCGTATCCTCCGCAGGGCGTCGAGCTTACCGTCATTCCTCCGGGCATGTTCCCGAAGTGGCGTGGCGAATTTGTATGGTATGAAGAACCGATCCGGGTAGGCGCGCTCGACACGGCGCTCGAAGGTGGCGCAGCCGCCAGCTACACGCTCGGCTCGTGGGGCCGCGCCTCGGGCAAGAAGCTGCCGCCGTCAATCGAGCACCCCAACGGGTTGACGGTCATGTTCAAGGACAAGATGGGTCAGGTGACTCCACGCTGGGGTCTGTCAGTCGATCAGCAGTTCGTGCTGCCGAAGGGTGACACCATCGCGATGAAAGAGGAAGTGCTGCGCATCAACAAGCACGCGGGTGTGCGTCCAGAATTTTTCGCTATCGACCGCACGGGCAACGGCTCCGGCGTGTCGGACTTGATCAAGTATGAGTGGTCGTCCGCGATCCACGAGATTAATTTTTACGGCTCTCCCAGCGAAGGAAAGATCATGCTGGAGGATAGCAAGCTGTGCGCCGAGGACTTCGACCGCATTTGCTCGGAGCTTTGGTTCGCGTTGCGCGCGTTCGGAGAGTTTGGGTATATGCTCATCAATCCTGCGATTGATCTTTCGAAGCTGACGCAACAGGTGACGCAGCGCCGTTTTCGTTCGGGGGCGAAGCGCCGGGTGGAGTCTAAGAAGGATTACATGAGCCGTGGCTACGCCAGCCCGGACGATGCGGACTCGCTCACACTGCTTGTGCTGGCTGCGCGCCGGGGGGCTCAGGTGACGCTTTCGATGCGGGGGGTGGACGTGGAAGCCAACGATGGGTTTGATGATTGGTGGGAGGTTGGCCGGGATGTTCAGAATGGGGTCTACATTGACCCTTCCAACCGCAGCGATTATTTGGGGGTGGAATGAAACGCATAAACGTCAACCTCTATCCGAAGGACGGATACTTTTTTATCGAGCAGGACCAGTCGATGCACCGTGGCCAGTCGTGGACGGAGGTTGTTTCTAGGGTCAGGTCTTACCGAAAACGAAATCAATTGCCGCCCGGAAACCCGGAGCAGGAAATTCATGACCAAGCGTGCAAGCGGAACGAGAGTTTGTGTCATGACGAGAACCCGGAGCAGGTGAAAGCGGAGTTGCGGAAGACTTCGCTCAAGGGCCGGGTGCTGAAATGGTTCAACACGATACGAAAAGCGCGCGCCGAGCGAGAGCAGCAATACGTTTCTGAGACAGAAGCGAAGGCGCGGGCGCTGGTTTGTGCGAACTGCCCGCATAATCAACCGTATCCGAGCGGCTGTGGGTCATGCAAGGCCGCAGTTCGGGCTTCCCGTGAGGAAATTTTGGGCAAGCGGGTCGCTGATGGTCGTTTAAACGGTTGCAATGTGCTAGGGGAAGACTCCGCGACTTCCGTGCATCTCGATCAGGTGCGCGTGAATGACGCCGAGCTACCGTCGTTCTGTTGGAGAAAGCAAAAAACCGTATGAAAATGCTTCTCATGATGCCGTTTCGTGCCCTCGCCGCCGTGTTACGGGTGTCCATCGCTCGGCTTTTTGGGTTTAAGGTGCTCGCTACCACCGAATTAAGTGAACAGCGTCATAAAATTTGTGAGCGGTGCGATTTTTTTGACCCGATGGAGTTGCAGTGTTTGAAGTGCGGATGTTTTACAGAGGCGAAGACTGCCATGAACACCGAAAAATGTCCCCTTGACAAGTGGCCGAGGGTGTGGATCAAAAAGCCGTTGGCGAAACGCCAATAATTCGGCACTGTTTTAACGACCTGATATGCCTTTAGAAACAAAGCCGTCAACTCAGCCCCCGAAAGACTTCACCGGGGGCCTAATCGAGTCGCCGGAGATCAATAAGTCCGGCGAACCGACTCGGCGTTCGATCACCAGCGTCCAAATGGGCGTCGAAGTTGTCAAACAGGTCATTCAGGCCGGGCGAAACCGCGCAATTGTCAGTTCCCGCATCCTCGCCAAGTATAATTCCGAGAAACCTTACGACTCGAAGAAGCTCGAACAGGACGGACTGGGCTGGCGGCAGAATTTCAGCACCAAACCCCTCGCCAGTTTGATCGAAAAGGTCTTCCCTCGGCTCACTGAGGCCGTTGGGGGCCTGAAATACTTCACCGACTCGTCCCTGCCGGACTCCTACGAAAACTCGGTCGAGAAAACGGAAACTTTTCGTGACACGATTACAAAGACGATTCGCAACAAGAAGGGTTGGACGACGACCCTCGAAAACATCGCCTTCGACGACTCCCTTTTTGGTTCTACGGTCCTTGCATGGCTGGATGAATACAACTTTATGCCGCAGCACTTCCGCTGCGATGAAGTTTTCCTCGCCGATGGGACCAAACAGAACGTCAACTTTGCACAAGTCGTGGTTTTACGGGAAAATCTTTTACCGCACGAACTTTTTGCGATGATCGAGGACGCCGATGCCGCCAAGGCAGTCGGTTGGAAGCTCGACGCGTGCCGCGAGGCCATCAACAAGGCCGCGCCGAAGCAAATTGCCGAGAGATTGGGGACGAGTGGTAATATCGAAGCGTGGTATCAGAACGCGCAGCGCGAATTGACCATCGGTGCCTCTTACATGGCCGGAGTAAGCGTCGTGTGCATCTATTCGCTGCTCGTGCGAGAGGTTACGGGCAAAGTTTCGCACTATCGATTCGTGGGCGATGAATACAAGCTGATTTTCGAGCACGACGACCGGTTTGACAGTATGCAGGACTGTCTCGCGTTCTTCTCATACGAGAAGGGCAATGACACCATGCACGGCAGCAAGGGGATTGGTCGCAATCTCTACGAATTGGCCGGGATGATCGACCGCGCGCGCAATGAAGTTGTGGATCGCGCGATCATGTCGGGAAAAACGCTCGTGCAAGGGGACATCAAGAAAATCAATCAGTTCAAGATGTCCGTGGTGGGCGCGATGGCTATCGTCCCGACTGGTTGGACCTTTCTCGAACAGAAAATCGACGGTAACGTCGAGCCGTTCTTGAAACTCGACGCTTATTTTTCATCGCTCGCCGATCAACTCATCGGTTCGGTCAGCACCCCGAAGGTTGAGGGCGAAGCTTTTCGGTCTCCGCAGGCGTGGGCGCTTTTGGCGCAACGTGAGGAAGAAGGACGCGACGCGAAGATCGCTCGTTTTCTTAATCAGTTCACGTGTTTGATCGCCACGATGCAGCGCCGTATTTGTGACCCGGATACCGCTGATAAAGATGCGAAAGCTGCGCAGGAGAAGTTACTGAAGCACATGACTCGCGAAGAACTGGATGTGCTCGCGAAACAGCCGGTTGCAGCTTCGATTGTTGATCTGACTCCTATCGAGCGACAACTTGTGGTCGCTATCGCCGCCGAAAAACGCGGCAACCCCCTTTACAATCAACGCCAGCTTGAAGTCGAAGACCTTACCAATCGAATTGGTTCTGACTTCGCCAAACGTGTGCTGTTGCCGACAAATGATCCGACTGAGGAAGCGGAGCAGAAGCGGTTGCAGCAGTTGGAAATGACGTTGCTCACGCAAGCGCAGCCGGTGCCGGTCAGTCCTCGGGACAATCACATGATCCATTTGGAGATCATGGTGCCGGTCGCCGAAGGCATGGCGCAGCAGCTTATGCAGGGCGGCGCGGATACGGCAGTTTTGGAAGCGGTCCTCGCGCATATCACAGAGCATTACAATCGCGCCGTCGAGCAGAAAGTGGCCACGAAGGAACAACTCGCGCCTATTGCGCAACTCGTCAAGAAAGCCGGGCAGGCTATAGCGGAGTTGAAGGCGCTCGATCAGCAGGCCGCGCAGCTTCAGCAAGAGTCTGCGGCGCTCGATCAAGCCGCGATGATGGAAGAACAGGCGATGGCTGCCGGTATCGATCCTAACATTCCACTCCAGTGAAATTCTTAACCTACCATGATTACAAACGAACCTCTCGATTGGTCGAGTGACGACGAACTTAACCTTCGTGCGTTTCTAGCCACACCCACAGGAAAACGATTTCTTCCGAAGCTGTGTGAAGCTTCTCCCGTGAATTTGCCCAAAGGCGAAATCCCGGAAGTGCTCATTCGGAGCGGGGAAGTGCGCGGCTTTTCGGATGCCGTTCGCACCATTCTGTCGCTTACAGTTCGGCCACAGATCGATAGTGTCGAACTGAACCAAACTACAAACTATCCGGCCCTCGAAAATGACGCGGCGTGGACGGATGGTCAAAAATCAAACGCGTAACCTACTCATATGCCAGACGAAAACAAAACGGGCGAAGGTTTTCCCGACCCTAGCAAAAACAATGAGGAAGTGGCTCAAAAACTGAAAGATCAGGATGTCCACTCTCAAAACAATGTTGACCTGAAATCTCCTTCTGACGCACTCGACGCTTTGGTCGAAGCTAAGAAGAAAGAAAAGGAAGACGAAGACGCGACTCCGGCACCCGATAAAAAAGACGATGCGACACCGCCTGCGAAAACCGAGGCCGAGCTTGCCGCCGAGAAAAAGGCGCAAGACGAGGCTGCGGCCAAGGCTGCGGAAGCCGAAGTGGCAAAGAAACGCGCCGACGAAATTTTCAAAGACACGCCGACGTTGCCACCGAACGCCAGCCCGAAGTCCACGGAAGCGTTCGCTACGATTAAGATCAAGGCGGCGCAAGAGATTACGGCCCGTGATGCAAAGATCGAAGAACTGACGAAACGTAACGCGGAATTGGAGAGCACCGTCAAGC